GTTGGTTGATTGCAGGTAACTTAAAATCTGCAAAAAATCACCGCCAACATCATCTACATCGATAACGTTTGCGGCCATAACAACATCAAAAACCCATTGACTGTTGCTATCGTTTCTCAAGCGATTGTAACCGCCGTTTCCAATGGCGCTTTGAAGCAAAGCTAGAAACTTGGTTTTCGTAAGAGGTTTCTTTCCAAAGTAGGGATTGCCTGGGTTGTTAGGTTGCGGTGCTACAGAAGGGCGAGTTCTTGCATGGTCAATTGAGCCGTCGTGATTATATGCTACTACCATTTAAGCCACCTTTACTCTTACACCCATGAGGGGATTGATTGTCGCCTCTGAGGGTGTGCCGAATGGGTCTGGCATTGCGCCATATGTGTGGTTTTTGTAAAGGCCATTGCGATAGTTTGAGCCGTTCCATGGAGAGAACCCGGCTGTGATGACGGGCAAGCCAATACGGGTCAAGTTGGGCCTAACCGCTGCGTAGGATTCTGCCGTAACGCTAATCGCAGCATTCGCCACGATGCCAACCCAATACACCGTATCAATTTCTAGGGTTTGGTCTGCTGCCATTGCTGCAACCCGAACGTCTCGGGTTGCATCTAGGGCAATTTCTCCAGTTTCGTCAATCAAAGCACCCGGCAAGCCATTGGTGCTTGAAAATAAGCCCATTCTCACATCGTCGCCACTGTCTCCAGTGCCGTCATTGATGAACCAAAGGCCATCTATAACCGTTTTCTTGGGAACCCAAAGCGGTGAAATGAAAATCCTATTTGCTGACACTGAACTTGTTACGAAAGACGTTGCCTCGCCGTAATAGCATTGCAAAAAAGCATCATCCGGAGCCGTGCCCGCAGTTAAAGGAAATGCCCCGCCACCAGTAGATTCTGTTGGAGCGTTTCTACCCATTAGCTTGTGCTCCGTTCATTGCCGGTGACAACTACAGAAACGTCCAAGCCGGACGCATAGGCTACAATAACCTCTGTCGCGGCTAGGTGAATCCCGGTGCGTTCAAGGACTTGAGTACCGTCTAATTCAAGGTCGTACTCAATCCAATCCTCATCGCCTGGGGTTCCACTTTCAGCAACAGCGAGGCGAACCGTGCGTGTGGTTCCAGAGGCGTTTCGGTTTACAATGTTCACGTTGACAATGGCTTCTGTCGAAGCAGGAACCGTGTAAACGCTGGTATTCGTGGTTGCGGCCAAGTCAGCCGCGCCTAGTTTCTTCCAAGCCATATTAAGCACTCATCGCTATTGTTAATGCCGCTTCTAAGTCAGATTGTGTCTGCGTTGAAACGGCAAGGGTCATCGTGTCGCCGTTGTCTGTCTTTGCCATGCTGCTATCAACCAGCACAGCGGAGTTGAGGTAAACGGACGTGGCAAGGGCGTCCATCTTCACTGTGCCGTCTGCCGCACCAGAACCACCGCCCGCAGCAATGGCAGCGTTTAACTGATCGTACTCAACAGCCTCACCTGAAGCCGTGCCCGCTGTCAGTCCATCAATCTTGCCGCTGATGGTGATATTGCCGCTTGGGAACAATGTTGGGGCGATGCTCACCACGTCCGTGCCGTCGCAGTATAGAATAGCCCTGTCGCCATTTTGCAGCGTCACGCCCGCACCTGCAGAGGTCGAAACCGTGACCGCAGCTCCGGCCGCGTTCCACATCAACCAAGCCCATTCCGTTGACGGAACGGTTACAGTAGCCGCAGACGATAGAGACCCAGTGAACTTAACAATGGCCACCTGTCCCGCATTGGATGTGGAATAGTTCGTCCACGTCCACGTCACGTCACCTGTAAGCGCAACGGCCTGATAACCCTTGCCGCCACGGTCGAACAGGTCAAGCACGTCGTTTAACTTGTCATCGCCCCATGTGTTGACGTTGGAGCCAAGGGACTGTTTGCGTGCCTTAAATCGGCTTGTTGCGGAATCTGCCATATTTAACTTACCACATTACCGTCCGAGACTCTTCGCCAGTCCGAACCATCTGATGTTGCAATAGTGCGCCCGCCTGTCTCATCGGAGACAATCACGGCGCGGTTGTCGTAGTCTGAAGCTGTTGGCAAGTTGGCCACGGTGAACTCTGGCAAGCGCACAGGCTCTTGCAGCTTCAGGGATATGTAATTCTCAATATCAATCAGCCGATTGCTAATCAGCCTCATGCAATGGCGACCTGTAGGCTGGGCTTGGTCGGGGTGCCGTTGTACCGCACCATCCGATCGTCGTTCATCAGGTCGTTGAGTTTCTGCTTATAGAGACCTTCCCAGAACTGAAGACGGTTGCTCTCCAAGTACATGCACAACTCAACCATGGTCGCGGCCACATACACACCCAGAGCATTGGTCAAAAGCCAGTTGGACGTGTTGGAGTCCGATAGCTTGGACAAAGCAGCGTAGTAGACTAAGCGGAGGTTATAGGTGGCATCTGGAATAAGCCGCAGATACGCCGTTGATGTTCCCACAACAGAGTAGGCCACGGGTTGCCCGTTGGTCGTGGAGGCGTAGTCCGTAAACAGGCTATTAATGTCGGGATAGTTCTGGAGAACCACATAAGGGTTTGAGGTAATCGCAAAGGTGCGGATTAGCTTAAAGTCGCTCGGCAGGGCTACGGTTTCCGTCCCCGCCGTTGCTGTCAAGCTGTTGTCCACCGTTTCCATGTAGCTAATGCCGCCACGGGCGATGATGTCATGCTCAACCCGCTCTTCCGCCTGGGCAATCATGCGGACAATGGTTGAGTCCAATGAGGCAGGAGAAAACGCCGTTACGCTGTCGCTCAAGTCATCGCGGTTGATCGTATCCGCTATGTGGCTTTGCAGCTTGGCGTAGGAGTCAACGGCCATCTAAATTTCCCTCTTGCGCCCGCTGATCTTGTGCGGAACGGACTTCAGATATTTGTTGTCGGAGTCATCCAAGAGCGCGAGGTACTTCTTGCGGTCGTAAAGACCCGTTCGCTCTTCAAGGCCAGACTGTTGCTTTAACTGCTGGTCAATCATCTCAGGCACAGCAAATTGCTGGACCATCTGCTTTCCCCGGTAGCCGTCAAAGCTGTTTTGCTTTTCTTTGTTCAACTCAACCACAGCCTTGGCCACGGCAGGGTCCATGACCTTGCCCGCCGTTATCTCTCTCGTGACGCGATTGATGTGTAGGTAAGAGCCTGTCCGGGTGATCGGGTCCACCTTGGTATAGAGGGACTCGTAGCGGTCTTTCTTAACCAGCTTATATCCCGGCAGTTGGGGATGCTGCGAACCAATAACGCTCTGGTCAGTTTCTTGAACGAATACTTGCATGTGAAAAAAGGAGGGGGGCCGAAGCCCCCACTCCATCCCCTCAATTACGACAGGGCAAACAAAGCCGCGTGAGCGCGTGGTGCGCCCACTTTCAAGGAATACGAAGCAAACACCATCTCCTTGTCGGCAAGGCCGGTGGTCGCCAACGGGCGAGTCTGCATGCCTTCAAGGAACACCACTTCCGCGTACTTGGGATCAATCAAGAAGACCGTGTTATCCAAGAACGAGGTGTCTGACGCCATTTGACGGTTGATGGTCACGCCAAGGTCGCCAAAGTCTGACAGCCACGACTCAACGCAGCCGACAATCGCGGCCTTTTTGGTCGGGCTGATGACCTGGCGGACTTGAGCCGCGCCTGAGATGGACGAAGCCAGCGCGAGGCCGGAGAAGTCAATCTTCTTGTCAGGCGAGAGCATGACCTGCTTCGGAGAACCACCGTCAATGTACGCTTCTTTCAAAGCGCCATTCATGATGGTCAGCGACAGAGCGCGGGTCGTGGTGCCTGCAAGGTTCCACGCATCCGTGCCGTCACCCGTAGCAGCCGAGTACAGAGAAGCCCCGGTGAAGTCGGTGTTGGTAATGAAGGTCGGGAGACCCGCACATTCCGTCACCGTAGCCGTGCCGCCTGTTTCCTGCTTGTTGTTGTTAAGCAGGATGACCTCCATATCACGCTTCAGCTCAATGCCTTTCAGCAAGCGCTGTTCGTCCATTTCGTCATCCACACCGGCAACGTCCACAGCCTGCGCGGTCGTAGTGACCGAGAAAACCTTGTAGGAGATCGCGGTGCGGTTGCCGATCCGTGAACGGGCCGTTGCCGCAGTTGCGCTGATGTTATCGTCACCTTCCAGTTGGAAGTTGGTCAACGACGGGGAAGCCAGTTCTTGAATCTGCCACTCGGTGTAGCGCTGCTTGGCGCGACCCTTCGTGGAGATGTTGGACTGGAACGGAGTTTCCTCCGGGTCAATCCGATAGACCATATTTGCGAGGTCTTCACGAATACCGACCTGCGCAAAGGTGTTTTGCGAGTTAGTTTGAATAGCCATGTCGGCTCCTTTCTAAGATCAGGATTTGCGTTGAGATTGGCGCTGCGCCCGCATGAGCGCCTTGCCGTTCTCAATCGACGGGTTTTCATTGAACGCAGCTTGCGCCCGCTCGATTGCCCGACTGACTCCACTCTTGAGACCTGAACGAGACTTGGACTTCACCGGCTTGGGCTTGTTGACAACCTTCTTCTTGGCTGTGTCCAGCTTGCCGTTCCGTTGGTCGTACCTCATGGCCTTGTCGAAAACCTTGATGTGCCAAGGCTGGTAGAACGCAGCCACGTCTTCAGGCGTTGCCCCGAGTTTCAGGGCATAGGCTTCAATATCGCCGAGGTCGTTTTGGAACTTGTTAGGGTCTTTCCAATCCGGGTTGTAGTCGCCGCCCGTAAGTTCTTGAACGGTCGCCTGCTGGGCTTGGCGTAGACCTTGCTCTTGGTGATTGCGTAGGATTTCAAGCGCCTCTTTGCGCTTTGCCTGTTGCTGGTCGTACTGCAATTTACGCAGTTGCCAGTCAGGGTCTTCCATCGCCTCTTTAGTCCAGTCCGGCTCTGGGTCCGGCTGAAATGTCGTTAGCAGTTCATCGAGTTTTTGCAAACGCTGCAGTGTTTCCGCTTCAAACGCCTTGGCCTGCTGGGCAAGTTGCTGCGTCTTCCGCGTGTAGTCGGCCTGCATCATTGCGCCGGACTTGATCTCGTCAGCGGTCCAAAGTTTGCCGTCTACCTCAATGGCAGTCGGTTCTTCGTCCTCGCCTTCGGATTCTCCGTCGTCTTCTTCGGCCTGATCTTCCTCAAAGTCCTCTTCGGACTCTTCGGCTTCATCGTCCTGAGTTTCCTCAGTTTCGTAGTCTTCTTCGTCAACAACGTCCTCGGAGTCCTCTTCAGGTTGCTCCTGCTGTTGACGCTTTGCAGCCTTGGCTTGGTTTAACTTCCGGGCCGCTTCGGAAAATTCGTTGCGCTCCTCATCTTGAGAGGCCGCTTGCTCACGACCGGCACGCATTTGCGCAACCGCTTCGCTAACAGACAGAGCACTCTCGCCAGAGGGCAAGGTGGTGGTGTCAGACATGTTTTAAGTTCCATCTAAGGGAGGGGCGGCGCTTCACAGCGCTGCTATGAGTTAGAACCTGGGGATTATTCCTTTCCGTTCAAACTCCTGTTCTACTTTCGGCATTTCGCCGGAAGCAATAACAGCCTTTAAGTGACGCTCGACAGCCTCTACCACTTTCTGCGCTTCTATGTAGCGAAAGCGGCCAAGGTCATCCTTGGCGTCACAATTCATTGCCCCTGCGTTGTAGGCTTGCTTGGCAAGTTCAAGTGCCTCTGCAAACACAGGGTTGTTCAAAGCATCCTTCGCCCACTGGGCGCGTTCTGCGGCGTTTAGATCAGTATTCATCTTCTCTCTGAGTTAAACCGAGTCCAAGTAGTCCGGCCCCGCCTACACCGGCTAGGAGGTTTGCGCTGTCCTTCTTTGCAGGGTCAAACTCGGCGTGACGGGACCGAGACTGCCTCCCCTTTTTCGGAACGTACACAGTACCCTCATCTATAGTGTTCTTAATTATCACTCCGTCATGCGCTCCATCTTTTCTCAGGACTTCTGCAATCTGGTTCCATTCCTTTTCCTTACCAGCGGCCTTAGCCCTATCTATGAACTGAAACTCACCGGCATAATTCTCTCCCTTAGCATCAATCACCAAAGGGTTATCAAACCTTAGTTTCACAGGGAAAACTGCGCCACCTAACTCTGCAAATTTGTTGGCCACATCCTTTCTGTCAGAGAAAAACCCGGAGTAGCTGCCCCCTTTTCCGACATACCCTTCAATATCAGCAGCTTTCGCGCTAAAGCTATCAATTTCTATTGGACTCTCTCCGGTCCCTTTAACATGCGTTTTTATGCCGCCAGGGTATTTGTATATCGGCAGCGAGGCTGAATCATAAGGGGAGCCTCCCTTATAAGCATCAATATCAAACCCCATCTCTTCCGCCCGCTTCATACGGGAGGCTGTGTCCATGGGGAGTTCGTCCGCTTTCTTGGCAGCACCCTTAATCGCATCATCAACAGCGCCAACGCTTCCAGGCAGCGCCGTCATGGCCAGTGCTGCGCCCGTCATGCCAAGGTTCGCCAAGGCGAGTCCGTAGTTGCCCTGCCTTAGTTCGTCCATGGTTGCGGCACTGTAGTTCCGCATGTCTTTAACGTCAGCAGCGGGTCCAACGTAGTCCATTGCCATTAACGCGGAACCTACGGGGTTTTCCACAACAGCCCGTGCACCCGCATTCAGTAGGTTTCCAAGGGGTGCAAACTGCTCTCTGGTCCCTGGCGGTATGTACTGCCGAGCCATGCCTAGCAAGTGCGCCCTTGAGTCGCGTCCTAGAATGGGCATTTTACCGCTCGTTCGGAATCTGGCCGTTGCCGGATGCGGCCTTGGTTCGAATGGCAATCAACTCAAGTTCCGCCTCTTTCTCCAACTCGGTCCATTTTAGTTGGTACTCGCGCTCCATCTTTTCGACTTCCAGCGCGTGCTTGCGCTCAACCTCTTGTAAAGCGGTCTGTAGCTTCGCCTGTTCGACTTCCTGCGCTATGCGGATTTGCTCGGCAGACTTGGCGCGCTCCAGTTCAAGCTGTGCCTGCGCCTTCTGCGTCTCAAGCTGTAGCTTGGCCTGCGACTCTTGTGCCTTCTGTTGTAGTTCAAGCATTTTCGGGTCTTGGCTTGGCTCTTGAGGCGGTGGCCAGTTCTCAGGCGGACTCTTAAACAGCTTCATTTTCTTCAGGCCACGGGCTTCCATGCCCATGTTGGCCGCCTCAACGTATTCATTGATACCGGCAATCGGGTTATTCGGCCCGTATTGCATAATCAGGTCTTTGATTTCCCCAATGACTTGATCCATGAACGCCGCGTCACGGTCCCGGTTGCCCGTTCCCAAGCCGGTGTTGATGGATACGTCCATATCCCCGAACGCTTCCCACTCTCGCGGGTCAATAGCTTGGGCCTGTCCGTTCAACCGAACCACACGGGCGTAGTCCTGGTAGCGTATAAGCATCTTGAGAATGCCACGGAATAGCTTTCTCATGCCCCCAGACGCATACAGGCGGGCAATCAGTTCAACCTTGCCCTGCGACGCGCTGAAGGCGATATTTGCCGCCGTCGCGGACTGGTTTTGCAGCGTGTCAGGGTCCAGACCCATAGCGGAGCGGGAGACCCCTGTGCGGCCCTCTGCCTCGGTGTCAAAGTGTTCAATCAGCGGAAGCACAGCCCCGCCGATAAACGGAATTTGTATTTCACGCACAGCGCCCGGCTGCTTGACGTAAACCGGCGCACCTGGGGCCATGTTGCTTAATTGCTGGGGATTTACCAGCCAGTCAAAAACCACCTCGCGCTGCGGAGAATTGTGCAGGTAGACGTTATCCAAAAGCTGGCGCTTGAGGACGGTCTCAACCTTCTGGATTTCCACCAATCGGTCGGCAGGACACTCACCCCAGAACAGGCCTGGAATAGGCTGCGGGCACAGGTCGGCAAAGACCACTTGGCATTCGTAGGGCTCCATATCCAGAACCTCAACGAGATTGGAGTCACCTCCGCATTTGAAGTACCACTCTTTGACGCCTGTCCCGTCCCAATCGCATTTTACAATTCCTTCGTGGATAAGAACCTCACGCAGCATCGGGTCGGCAGAGTCCGTCCGGTTGCGCTCGTTAAAGTATCCCTCATCCTCGCGCTGCGTGCGGCGGTAGCGGTGTTCATAGTACGTGGGCAGGCGGTCAACCATCTCACGGTCATAGCCTTCGTCGACCAAGTCACCGGCGCGGATGTAGGTCCGGTGAGAGACTAGAACAGCCTCCTCAAGCGAGCGGGCATCCCGGCTGATGACAAACTCATCATCGGTCAGCACTTCCATGTGAATGCGGGAGCGGTTTATTTTACGCTCTACCGTCACGTCATGGGTTGTCTGTACCATTACGGCGGGCAGGCCGGTCAGTGGGTCAACACCCTCTGCCTCAACAGTCTCTTCGCCGAGTGCTGTAATCTGTAGGTCTTCGCTGTTCTCAACAGCCAGTAGGATTTGCTCGTACTCTTGGTCGCTTAACCCTTCGTAAGTCTCTTCCTTGGTCTCAAAGTCCTCCCGCCATACTGCCTTGATGACGCCAACCTTGCTTACCAGGCTGTCCCATATCCAATCGTAGAGCAGTGTCTCTCCGTTGTTGTCCTTGCGGAACACCACTTCGTTGACGTACTGCGTAATGAGGTCGGCAACCTGCTCATCCTCATCCCCAACCGGCTCATATTCTACGATGTTCTGCCCTGCGGTGAATATCCGCATCAGGCTCGGCACCATCATATCGATGTAGGTGCTGACCGCCCGGTCTGTGATCTGTGAGCGTCCCGGTGGGGCGGGCAGGTCATCCATGCGCCCTCGGTAGTAGTTATAATTGCGCTCACGCTCCGGGGCGATATTTTCTGTCTGGTAGATGTAACTCAGGCCGTCTTCAATCTCAGTCGAAAGAAGCTGCTTGAGTTGGTCTTCAGACATGCCCTCCCCGGCCTCGGAAACATTACTTGCTTCTTCAGCCTCGGGCACGCGGGACATTTCGTTCATCAGGCGCGAAGGATTGCCGACACCCTATACGTTCCCGCCCGTGTCTCAGGGTCCTTCAGGAACTTCAGCACCTTGCGCACTTCAGCGCTCTTGAGGTCCTTTACGTCCTCATAAAGCGTTGTGCCGCTGCGGAAGTGCCACGCCTCGCTCTGGCGCTTGACCTTGTCCTTGTATTCAGTGTTCAGGCCGTCAGCCAGCCCGGTATAGCTTGCTCTTGTGTTCATGCTACCCAATCCACGTTCATAGGAATGTCTACGAATTGCTGCTTCTCTTGCAGCCCAACCGCTAAGTAGCGGAAGGCGTCCGCCGCGTGACTTGTCCAATCATGCAGAGGCCGCACCTTAAATGCCTTGTTCTTTTCGTCGTATTCGCGCCGATATTGCTTCAGCGCTTCAATGCCGCGTTCGCAGTTGTCGCGGTCAAACCAGCAACGGCTCAGCAAAAGCCTGGCCTGCTGTATTCCATCATCCACCGGCAGTTTTGGCGCAACGTCTACCTTGATACCCAAACTCGCCAGGACTTCCTTGCGGGACTTGCCGGTGCCTAACTCTTTCACGTCCACGTCATGCGGTAGGATGTGCTGCCCGTAGACGTATGGCTTACCCTTGAGTTCCTTGGCGTACCAATCGAGGCCGACACCGGAGCCTTCCAGATAGTCAATCACCCGGACTTCGTTGCCGACCTGCTGCACAAACCAAATGGCGGTGCTGTCACCTATGCCAAGGTCCCAGGCCGTATGAACCTCTAGCGCCCGGTCATAGCGAACCGTGCCTATGCGGTCCTCCGCTTCGGCGGCCTTCATCTCTTCGCCGTAGTACGCCCCAAGAATAGCCGCCTCAAAGCTGCATTCATATTCCTGGGCGTATTGGTCTGCGGTAAGTTCCCGCTTGGCGTCCTCAAGTTCCTTATCGTTCAGAATGCCGGTCTTGCTAGCCTTTAACTCTAGGCCGAACCAATCATCCTCTCGCTGCGCGCGCTGCCAAAGGTCGTAGAACGCATTGTGACCCTTGGGCGTGCCAATCCAGATGCACCAGCCTTCCCGGTCTGACAGGGCCGGTCTAACAACCTCCCATATGCGGGGGTCCATGTCCGCGTACTCGTCCAGCACAATGCCGTCAAAGTATAGTCCGCGCAGTCTGTTGTAGTTGTCGGCACCGTACAGTCGAACCCGCCCGCCGTTGGGTAGGTCCACCCTAAGTTCGGATTCATTGATCTGTCCGCCGTATTCAAGAACAGGGGCCGCGTATTCCTTCAGGTACTCCCAGGCAATGTCTTTCGCTTGGTTGTAGTGAGGTGCGACATAGGCAAAGCGAGGGTTCTTCTCGGCACACGTCAGCGCGGCGCGGAGCAGGTGGTTGATACATGCCACCGTCTTACCGGCGCGTCTGTGCGCTACAATAACGCCGTATCTCTTGTCCGATTCATGCACCGGCATTAACTGAGCGCGCGGCGCATACTGGATCCTTACGCTTGGGGTGGCAACCAACCCACGTCCACCTTGCCGCTGTGTTCCAGGTTCTGCGTCTCTTTCCACCCCATGCGGGTCTTGGTCCACCAAATCGCCGCCGTGGTGTTCTTTCCGTCTGTCGCCTGCTGATACAGCGACTGAGCCACCTTGGCGTTTGCCTTGGCGTTGCCTACCGATAACTCGTAGGCGAAGTGCTTGCGTAGCGTCTCACGGGCTATGGGCTTCTCAGTGCGAGGGTTGATAATCAGGAGCGCGATGTCAGGCTCGGGGATACCGTACCCTTTCATAGCCTCCACTTGCTTGCGCTGCTCGTCGGTCGGTTCAAATGTCTTATTAGGCATTCCGCACCGCCTTCTCGCCTGTGAAGTCCTCCCATCGCTTTACAGCGACATCTACATAAGCTGGGTTTAACTCGATTGCGTAACAGCAGCGGCCTGTCATCTCCGCTGCGATGATAGTTGTGCCTGACCCACTGAATGGCTCGTATATCGCCTGCCCAGGGCTTGAGTTGTTCTCTATAGGCCGCTTCATGCATTCAACGGGCTTCTGGGTGCCGTGACCTACTCCACTGTCATCGCGGGACTTGATCTGCCACACTGTAGATTGAGAACGGTCACCACACCAGTTCGCAACAGATCCCCGCACCGCATACCAGCAAGCCTCATGTTGCCAATGGTAGTGACCCCGGCTTAGTGCAAAGCGATCCTTTACCCAAATGATCTGGTTTCGTATCTCAAAGTCATTAACCTCAAGCGAATCACACACAACGTTGGCATACTTACCAGCGTGCCAGACATAGGCCACAGCCCCTGGAAATAAGGCCCAAGCCTCACGCCAATCTGCACGGTCGTCATTCTCAACCTTACCCATTTTCTGGGTGTTTTTATTAACGCAAGCGTCTGCCCGCCAACTCGGGTCATACTCCACCCCATAGGGCGGGTCTGTGACCATCAGGTGCGGACTTACGCCATCCAGGCACTTCTCAACCACCAGAGCGTCCGTGCAGTCACCGCATACAAGCCGGTGTCGGCCTAGTGTCCACACATCACCTAACTCAGTGATTGGCGTCTCTGGTGCTTCCGGCACGTCGTCCGGGTCTGTTAGCCCCTCCGTCTTATCAAGCAGCCCGGCTAGTTCGCTTTCATCGAAGCCGGTTAGCGATAAGTCGAAGTCTAGTTCCTGCAGCCCCTCTAACTCAGCCTGTAGGGTTTGCAGATCCCAGCCCGCATTCAGGGCCAGCTTATTGTCAGCGAGTATGTACGCCTTGCGTTGGGCGGGCGTTAGGTGTGCCAGCGTAATCGTGGGCACCTCAGTCAGCCCTAATAGCTTTGCAGCCTCTAGCCTGCCGTGACCTGCGATAATCCCCCTGTCCTCATCAATCAGGACCGGGTTGTTAAAGCCAAACTCCTTAATGCTTGCCGCAATCTGTGCAACCTGTGCCTCATCATGCGTTCTAGCGTTTCCCGCGTAGGGAATTAGTTCATTAACAGATATTGCTTTTATGGTGTCTATTTTGGCTTTAGCGCCCATTGTAGCGATTCCTCTAAGGTTGTTCGCTGTTAGAATGTTCTCCGCATCCAGCGGTTATTCATGTCGTGGTCTGCGTGCAAGCCCATCTTGGCGGCAAAGCTCGGCAGTAAGCCGTCGCCGTGCACCGTGATGTCCACCGGCTCGATCTGCCTTGCCTTCATGCGCTCGGCCAAATCGTCTGTCAGCTTGTCAAAGTCCAGTAGTTGTTTTGCCATGTGTGCGTTGGTGTAAAAGTCTTGGTGTCCGCGCCATTGCTGGAGCCGTACCCACTCCTCGCCAACACCTTCCATCTTCTCTTTCGGGTAAGCGTGCAGCTTGCCATGCTCCATGCTTGAATCCATGCCGAACAGGTGGAACTTTCTGAATCCTAGCTCGTACAGAAGAATGATGGACCGCAGCCCTACAGTCGTTGGGCCGGGGATAACGCTAAACGGTTTCTTACATTCGGCCTTGAGCAACGGAATAGGCCAGAATTGGTTGTAGTAGTTCACGCCAGCGTGCCACAGCACCGCGTTGTGCTTCTCGAAGCGCTTAAACACTTCTGGGTCGCACTGGCTCGCCAGAAAGTACAGCGTGTTTTTCGTGGGCTTCTGTATGTAGTTCGCAACCCTCGGCTTGGGGTCCAGTAGGCACGCACCCCAGGGCGGCAGCGCCTTACTGATTAACCAGTCGTGCGTTTTGTTCACCGCCCATATCTTCCCGCCCTTCTTGGCGAGTTTGCGTATGGTCTTGACGTCGCGCGCGATCGAGGGGCCGCCCCCACAGATGAGCGCTGTTTGGCCATGCCACTTGTTCCGATACTCGGACAATTCCGGCATGTCGTAGCTAATTGAGGCGCGAACGCGCTCAACCAACTCCCAGAACAGCAGCCACCCTCCCCCCTTCTGTAAGCCGCTTTCCTCTAAAGGCGTGCCAAGGGACGTAACCTCCGGCAAATCGCCGGTTAAGAGGGGTTCGGTGTCAAGTAGGAGGTCATCCACGAGATTGGCTGCCCAAGCGGCAGTCTGCTCATTTTGTTCTCGTGGAACGGCTGTGGTTTCCAAGACTTGCTTTCGTAGGCTGTCGGAATATCAAAATAAGGGCACTCGAAACTGTGCGCCGCCTGTAGTCGTTTAAGTGCATCGGGGAGCGTTACGTCCGTCTTAGGCACAGGCGTTGGAACGGCCTGCTTAACCGCTTCCACCACGTTCTCATGGGTGGTTCCCAAAGTCTGACTGACGCCATGCCCTCCGCTTCCTAACCGTACCGATGGGACGTTAGCCAAAGCCGCCTCAAGGCCGGTGCCACATCCCGAACAGAACACAACGCAAGCAGCGTCATTCAACCGCTCGCTAAATGCGGAACGGTCATCAATCTCTCCAAATTCGGACCACAGCGAAGGGTCCTCAACAGGATGCGTCCGTATGAGACAGTCCTTGCCCGCCTTCTGCAGCTGCTGTACGGCTCTGCGAACCACGGGAGCCAAGTCAATCTCGTGGCAGATTGATTCGGCAAGAAGGTCAAATGCCCGTCCGCCGTTATCGCCAAGCACTCTTACTGTTGTTTCAACCATGTCAAAGAAGCTGCGGCCATAGTTGTTTATTGTCCCCGCCATGGTGCAAATGATAACCCGATCACCGCGCTCCGCTGGCTCTGCAAGCAATGTTCTCGGGTTGCCCGTGATTTCTACAGGCGTGTCGGTCAGGTTCCGGTATATCTCGGCCTGTTCCTCAGACTGAGCGCATATCAGGTCAGCGAGACCCAGCGCGTCCTTGTCCAAGGATATGTCGTACAAGTCCGGGTCCGGCTTGATGCCGAACATTTCTTCGTCCAGCACCGCGATTAAGTGACCCGCATCCACGGCTTCTTGGAACATGCCAACGTCTTGAGAGTTGGCCGTTTTCATCAGCACCACACCGGGCGGCTGGTCAATCCAATCGCACTGCATCGGCCAGCGAGCACCAATAACCACGTGCCAGCCGTCCATTTGCTGGGCTAGCCATTCCTTAGACGGTAACTCGCGAGCAGATACCTCAATGGGCAGGTACAGAATTTTTTCCACCCGGCGCTCTCGCTTGGGGCGCACAGGGTATTTTCGCAACGGCGGGAGCCGGTCAAAGCAGCGCCGCAGTAACCTCAGATACAGCCGTTTGGCTTCGTCAGTGTCCCAGATGGACGCTCGGGCCGCTAACTCAAGGTCACGAAGATCAGAGCCCATACAATCAATCCGCCGAAGGCCGCGACGAACCAGCCAATCCCAGGCGGTTGAGTTGGGTCCATGACGCTATCTCTCTCTGCAAGCACCCGCATGACTTGGTGTTGCCGCTCTTTAGGTTGGACAAGACCACCTCTTTACGTGTCCCGCAGTCGCACTCAGCCTCAACAATCATTTCAGAGTTCTTGGTGCGCCGTAGCCAACGCAGGACGGTCAACCGGCCATAGCGCTGGCCGCGCAGAGTTTTGGTCATTGTGTCCGTGTAAGTCCCCACCTCTAGCCGCCTCTGTGGTCACGAGCGTATGTTGTTGCGGTGGGTGGGGAATAGAAAAAGGCCCGCAGATCTGGTCCACAGGCCTCTTAAACTGGTTCGATTTCAGCAAAGGTAACGCTTTTTTATATTAGCGTCAACTAATATTCGCTCGTATGCCTCGGGAAAAGGCTGCGGCAATCGCTTCATTTGCGGCAAAACCAGAGGCCAAGTCAAAAAAAGACGCGAAGTGCCAAAGTGCCAAAAGTGCCGGGGTGTCAGTACTGGACCGGTGTGACGAAACTTTTCGGGTTCCGTGGTTGCGCCGCCTGAATCATGCCGCAACCCTCGCGCTATTTACTTCCTCAATCAATTCAAGCCCGTGGCGCAGCCGCTGGATGTGGTTTGGCCTGCCCCGGTTTAGGCTTTCGTACACCGCCGCGTTGCACACCGCGTCATAGGTTTGCCGTGAAAATCGCTTAAGCCGCTTTGTCATGGCGTCCAGAATAGCTTTGCACTCCCGGTCCAATACCGTTTCCTCTTGGCTGTAGCCGCGCTTTTCCACCTCCATGCTTACACAGGCCGGGAACGGCTTGCGGTAAACGGTGCAGTACACTTGGCAGAACAGCCGCCCGGCATCGTATTGCGCGCGGGTTATGTGGCCGTGTCCCAAGCACCACCCCAGAGGGTCGTTAGGCAGGTCGGGGTGGCCGCTCATACGCTCCTGCCTGTCCTTTAACGCTTGAATCGCTTTGGCATCCTCCCGCTTCCGGTCCCGATAGTCCCGCTGCTTCTGCGCCTTGGTCTTGGGCATATGTGTCTCCAAAGGGTTAAAAACTTGGCCATTTTGGGCGTTCGCTCATCCCTTCACCTTCGCGTTTTTCGTGGCGCACTTGGGGCACGGTATGGTCTTGTCAGGGCCACTGGCTGCGTCCTTGAGAACGAGATAACCAGGGCAGTTAGGTTCACAGACTTTCATGCGCGGACTCGCTTAAGGCAGGCTGAAATAGGCGGCATGTCGTTAGGTATCAGCGCGGCAGGCACAAGGCATTCAGGCTCGCCCGGCATCGGACCCCAAAACGATTTCCACTCACCGGTTTTCTGCCAATGGTCGATCTTGGTGCGCCATTTGGCGTTTAGCGCCTCTGAGTTTACAGCCCTCCGTGACTTCCACGGTTCCCGCGCCAGCCAAGCCGACGGCGTTTCAAATTCTTCCGGCCCAGAGGCGGCGTACTCCCGCACAGCGGAAAGAATATTCTCAATCGGCTCACTGTCCGCGTTAGCCCGCTTCCAGGCTCTCCAAGCGTTGCGCTGAGATACTTGCAATGGGTACTCCCTGAAAAATTCCAGAAAGCCAATCGTCATACCCCCCTCTTGGGGGGTAAGGGGGGATTCTACGTTAGTAGAATGTGGTTGTGGTTGTGGTTGGTTAAGCCCGGCTTTAGCATTGCTTCGCTTTTGCTTAGCCTTTGCTATGCCACCTTTCTGCCCCGCAGCCCGCCGCGCTTCGTATTTTTTGTTAGCTTTTTCAATCTCTTCCAAGACTCTTGGCTGCACAAAGACATCACCCGCATCATCAAAAAACTCTAGAATGGTGTCAGAAATTTTGCGCCATTTTGCGTGCGAAATTCGCGCAATTTTGGCAAGTTTTTTTTCATTTTTTGGCACCGCGCCCTTATGCCAATGGTGCATTATGAGCAGCAAGTAGGCCCCGTGCTCCTCGGTCGAAAGGTGTGCTGTGTCCGCCAAGTAGTCCGCTATATAAAGCGGCATCCATGAATCTGGTTTAGTCATTCGCCCTCGCCCTTGCTTTGCGTATGCCGTGCAGGACGGTTGTGTGATCACGGTCGCCGAGTAGTGCGCCGATTTGCGGCATGGAATAAAGGCCCGTGTCGTATAACTCGCGGTAAAGGTCCTGCCGGAGATGGGCCAGTTTCTTGAAGCGTTGCGGGCCCTTAAGCTGATCGACCGTTACGCCGTGCCTTTGGGCAAAGTGCGCTATACGCCCCATCCCGCTTGGCTTTGGTAACAACCAGTCCCTCATGCCGCGAACCCCGCGCTTGAGGGCCGGTCGCTGTAGTAGTTATGGGCTGGCGCTTGAATCTTCACCGGCACACCGCTTTTCTCGGGGACGTTTTCCGTGCTGTAGTCGGGCCAGTTGTCGGGGTTGTCGGGGTTGTGGGTTTGGCGGGGCCATGGCACCGCAGCGTCCTCTTTTGCCGCCCTTAACCGCAAAGTCTGCTTGCGAGCGTGGAACTGAGCCCGCAGCTTGTCAGGGTCACCCTCATACCGCGCCATGTAGGCTATGTGCTTCCATGGGTGTTTGGCCTCGTAAAGCCGCTCCACCCGTGGCCAGTCGATCTTTGCATTGCCGTGTTTCATTCATCCCTCCATGCAATGTAGCGGCCCTGAGAGCCGTGCCAGTTCTTCATTGGTTTGACTTTCCAGCCGTCCCATAGGTATTGGATGACCTGTGACCATGTGATGTAGCGGATCATGCGGCGCTCACCACACACTCTGAATTGCCCTTACGGTTCTTTCTCCGCTGGTCTGTTTTGGTCAGCCGTCCGGCTTGAACCAGCTCAGTCACACGGGGCCGCACATTGAGTATGTCCAAGCCCAAACCCTCCGCCACTTCACTCGGCGTCGCCCCTGTCTTTGTGTATTGCGCGATATGCCGGTACACACGTTCTCGCATGACATCGGCAGAGCGGCCTATTTTCACCGCAGCCGCAGCGCTTGTGTCTGTCTTGCCGGGAGACGGTTGGTAGGAAAAAAGGTCAGTCATCGTTCGCCCTCTCTATTTCAACCAGACAGCCCTTGGCCGTATCTCCCCAACACAACGTCATGCGCTGGATAAGTGAGTCGTCTTCAATGACTGACATCTTCACCAGAAAGTCAGACACGGGCTTTTCAAGGTTGCCCAGATCGCGCTTGGTCTTGTTCTCGCTGCCGTCTTTGTTCTTCGGTTTGGTGAACGTGTATTTGACCACCACCGGACCATCAAGCATCGGCGCATTCCCTCCCATGGCCAGCGTCGCAGCTGTAATCCAATCTGTGTAAGCCTTAGACTTGAACCGGCGCTTGGTTTTCCAGTCCGTTGCAAAGGCCGTGTTCACGCTTGGCGGCAGGGGCAGGTCTAGTCTGGCGCTCACGGGAAAGGCCGTGTGATCCTGCGTTACCAGCCGCACTGAGGGTTGCGCCGTGAGCATTAAAGGGACTGCATAGCGCGCTTGGCCTTTTGTTGATGGATCTCAGCCCAATCAATCAGCATCACGCCCGAATAGGTGAAAGGGATTGCGATACAACCGAGGAGGCTGCCGAGTGCCCACGGAATCCACGTCGCGGTCCAGATCAGCGCTGCGGTCGCCTTTTGCATATCGTGTCTCCAGTTCAATTTTCTGTTTGCGAAGGAACTGCACGTACTGCTCGGCAAGAGACAGGTTGCGGGATACAAGTCCAGCAACGCGCTCCCGTGCGGCTTCCAGTTCTTCAGCCTTGATGGTCTTTGCTTCGCCGTACCGGATAGACTTGGCGCGGCGGTAGGTCATACCTAGAAAGCGAGCCGCACGGTTTAACCGCCCGTCCCGCGTGTCAAATGGCTGATAAGGCCCCGCAGCGGCCTCCAGATGCGCTTGCATCTCGGATAGGATTTCCGCCTTCTTGTCTGACTTTTCCAACTTCTTGGACTCCTCACGGCATAAAAAAGAACCGTGACGAACGTTGTTTTCATACCTGCTTTGACGGCTGGCACCGTCAGTCTTGAACGGGCGGTCGACCTGGTAATCGACGCCCTGGCGCGGCTTGAACATCTTGCTGCCGATGCCGAATGCGCGGAACTGGTTACCGCCAGTTATCGCGCCACATGGGAACTGCAAACGATTAAGCGCACCCTGAATCTGTGACATCACGCACCCCCAAAAAGCCCCCGATGCCCGAAGGCACCGGGGTTAGTTTTAGGGACGCGCACACAAGCGCCTGGAGAAAGGCTGGGGGCTGCCATGGGGATCAGGGGACGGGGTGCAGCCCCCTCGCCGCACAGAGTGACGGCGAATCTCATGCTGCCTCTGCTTTTGCAGGGCGCACTTTGGCAACATCATCAATGGCAAGGTTTAAACGCTCGGCAATCGGCCTCCAGTGGCGAGGCGGTATGCCGTTTTCATGCCACTTATACATCGCCCACTTGCCGACACCCAAAGCGGACTTAGCCGCCTCTTTGCCGCCCAATAACTTGATAATATCTGCCGTTGTAAGTTCCATATATTGGATAATATGGATTTTATTTCCAACATGCAAGCCTTTTTTTCCAGAGCGGGTAAATCCCACTGCGGTTATGCTGCGGACGGGATGAAATGGGCCGATAGACTCAGAGAGGCTATGAAGCGTGTCGACATGAATAAGGCCGACTTGGCGCGGACCTCTGGCGTGTCCTATGATAATATCAATAAATATCTACGGGGTGGAGTTGCCCAGCCCCGTGGCGATACCCTTGAGAAGCTGGCAACCGCTTTAGCCGTAGAAGCGTTGTGGTTAAAAGAAGGGATTGCACCTCAATCTCCGATTTCTCAGGCTTCTAGGCGCGACCTTCCTATTTTTGGCTTTGTTCGGGCTGGAAAAGAGGGTTTTTTCATGGACAACGGGGAACCCCAGGGTTTTACAGAGCGCCCGGTTTTCCTCATTGGCAACAGTCAAGCCTACGCTGTACGCGTCCACGACACGTCCATGGAGCCGGTTTTTAAGCATGATTGCATCGTCTGGGTTGACCCCTCCCGCTCACCCGCGCCCGGAGACGATCTGGTCATTCAGCTTACGGACGGGCAGTGCTTTATTAAGCAGCTTGTACGCCGCACCCAGAAAGAGATGATTTGCTTTCAGCACAACCCGCCTGAAGATGTCCGATTCCCCACAGATCGGCTAAAATCCGCTCATCTGGTTGTCGGCGGCTTGCGAGTACGCAGTTAATAAATTGGTCTTACGGGTCCAATGTAACCGGTTCAATTATTAGGGACACACGCCAGATTAAAGACTCGGTTTGTCCCTAGTTTTGCGAATAAGCACCTTTTCTGCCCCGTAAACGTGCTGGCGCGTTTAGAACCCCCAGCCTTGTTCTAAACTGTTTGGCAACCGCTAAGCTTCTGAAATAAAACTCTTTTTTCTAATGGACGAAACTCACCGAAAATTTAGCCGAGTTTTGTCCATATAAAATCCGGCCGGAATTAGGGACAGACTGCAAGAAAATTTTGGGCTTTGTCCCTAATTCCCCAGAGTCCGAGATCGGGCCTAAAATAAATTTGAATTAAATTCCAATTTTTTCTTGACCGCGCCTCCTGGTTGGATTTATATTCCAACCATCAACAACGGAGGACGCGATGACCCGCACCCAAGAAGAATTAGCCGAATTGACAGCCGCTCGTGAGCTAATTGCCGCGCACCAGGCTGAGTTGCTAAAGCTGTTTAAGCACACCGTAGACCGCGCCTATTACGCTGAGTTTGAGGCGCGGGTTGAGGCCGCTTACGGCGACCTCATGGCCGATACAATCGATTGCTGGCTGCCAAAGCTGGAAGAAGAAGCCCGGTATGAAGGGGTGGCGGCATGAAGGCCATTCACTACGCCCAGGACGCCTCCCGCCTCCGTAAGTACATGACCCTCTTGGATGCGGCGCTCAAAAACAAGGCCGAGTGCATGAACGATCTACAGGACCCCCGCGCCCGCGCTGAGTTGGTCTGCTGCGGTGATGTTGAGTTGGTCCGCGCGTCCCTTGCCGAACAAATCGACCGGCTTGAGTTAGAGGCAAAACCACAACAGGCAGTGGAGCAGGTCGCATGAACTACTGGCTGACCATTTTTGCTGAAACCTTGGCGCTGTTCCTGTTTTTCAGCGCTGTTTTTGGCGCGTTTGTGGTGTTCGCATGAGTTTGAAAGGAATTTTGCTATGCAAATGAGTGAAAAATGTGAAGCCGTCGTGGCTGCGTTTATCAAGGCGCAATCAAGCCTCAAGAAAGCGGCCAAGGACACGGACAACCCGTTTTTTAAGTCTAAGTACGCCGATCTAAACGCTGTCTGGGCTGCTTGCCAGGACGCCTTAAGCGAGAACGAGCTGGCTGCAATCCAAGACGTTCAAACGACGGCGGAAGGCGTAACGGTATCCACCCGCATCATTCATTCCTCCGGGCAATGGATTGAGTGCGGCCCGCTCACAGTGCCCCTTGGCCAAAAACGTGACGCGCAAGGCGTTGGCTCCGCCATTACGTACGGACGCCGCTATGGACTGAGCGCAACGCTTGGCGTGGTTGCTGACGAGGACGATGACGGCAACACAGCGGCCAGTCAGAAGCCCGATCCCAACGAGAAAATCACAGACGCGCAAGTGAAAGAACTTACGGCGCTGATTGACGAAACGGGAACCGACGTTCCCGCGTTCTGCCAGCACTTTGGCTGGAACAGCATCAAGGACATTCCTGCCGCGCACTTCTCGAAAGCCAAGCACGCCCTGGAAACCAAAAAGCAGAGGGCTGCAGCATGATTATCCTGGACTTTGAGCAACGCAGCCCGGAATGGTACGCGGCGCGGTGTGGAATCCCAACGGCCTCGGAGTTTTCCAAACTGATAACCAGCAAGGGCGAGCCGTCCAAATCGCTTGAAGGGTACGCCCTGACTTTAGCGGGCGAACTGTTTGCCGGTGAGCCTTTGGAGGTCTGGGAGGGAAATCAGTGGACCGAACGCGGCAAAGAATTAGAGGGTGAGGCTATTCACCTCTACGAATTTGCCAATGACTTCAAAGTGGAGTCCGTTGGCTTTGTCACCACGGATGACCGCCTAGCCGGCTGCAGCCCTGACGGATTAGTGGGCGAAGACGGCATGGTGGAGATTAAATGCCTCAAGCCTGAAAACCACATCAGCGCCATTCTCTACTATGAGAAGCACGGCAAATGTCCCACAACCTACATTCAACAGGTGCAGGGGCAGATGCTGATCTGCGAACGCAAGTGGTGTGACCTGATCTTCTATCACCCAAAGCTACCCATGCTGACCATCCGCCAAGAGCCTGATGACAAGTTATGGGACGCCCTTAACCAAGGCATCACAGACGTAATTACAGAGCGTGACCGCGTTGTAGCGGCGCTCAAACGTGCCCAGACCCCAACACAACAAGCAGCGGAGTAATCATGCCCCAATCATCAACGACCCTCGCCGGATTTCTCTTTAAGCCCGCCGAGGTTCGAAAGACTCAAAGCGGAACCACTGTTCTTTCATTCACCCTTCCCGATGACTCAGGATATGGCGAGAAGAAAACAACCCAATGGGTGCGCTGTTCTGTATTCGGCAAGCGTGCCGAGAGCCTTGCAAACCACCTAGTCAAAGGCAGTGGCGTACAGGTCACGGGCCATATGGAAGCGCGGGAATACGAGAAAGACGGGCAGAAGCGGGTGAGCCTGGAATTGAGTGTATCAGACCTGACCTTCCTAAACGCGCCGAAAAAAGAAACACCGACCGATGAAAGTTGGGACGCGCCCAGCGGCGACATGGACGATGAGATTCCGTTCTAGCGGGACGGATGCGCCGTTTAACTGCATCCACACACTTAGGAGTAATTGACCTTATGGCAAAGGCAAAAACCCCCACACTTGAAAACATCGAACGAACGTCGATCGGCCTGCGTGACGCGCTGTTTGACGAACTGGACCTCTTGCGGTCTGGCGAAGGCAATGCACAACGCGCTCAGGCCGTCGCTAAACTGTCCGCGCAGATTGTGTCCAGCGTGAAAATGGAGCTGGATTTTGCAAGGTTTGCAAATTCGGCTTCCGGCGCTGGCTCAATTACAAAGACATTGAAGCAGCCCACCACCCTAGCGTTGGGGCAGGTGTAGAAAAATGCCCCGTGACGGCATGAATACCGTCTACAGCCACACCCTCGCCGAAATGGCGGGGGTTGTGCGCGGTATGCGTGAGTTTAGGCATTTAAAAGGACGCGGGGTTATTGTTGGGTCTTTGAAAAATCTTATTTCCTGGTCATCAAAAGAATACAAACGCCGCGAACGTGATCTGAGAAGTGTAGACGATATTGACAAAGTTCTTAGGTACATGAAGGCAATCAAACACGCCAATATGTGGAGGATTCCTAGAGAAAAATTAGTCAAAGAGTTTAACCAGCACAGAAACTTAATAGAAAAATACGGCGGCTTTGGAGTCTACATAGAAGAACCGCATTACAACGTGCGCGGTTCTATCTATCAGATGTGCGAGATGTACGGCATATCTTGCGCCATTTGTGGCGATGTGTGCGGCAATGACACAAACCGCAAAACACAGAAACTTTGGCGGTTTAATAATTCGTGGGCGTTCTTTCGCAGCGACGAATGGAACGAAGCAATGATTGCATCACCTCGGAACACTCGGCAAGACGACCCACGATTTAAATTTTCCCCGCTATGCCACAAATGTAGCAGCCGATATGTAAGTTTTTATGAAACCAAATATGGGGATTCAAAAACAGCGAAAGAGATTGCTGCTATTGAGCTTATGTCCCGAATGTTGAGGGCCGCATGACCGAACTATTCATGCGCAAAACACTAGGTGGCTTAGAGCCCGCAGACGGCGGTGAGTTGCCGCGTATCAAGCTGGGTGCGGTCGTGCGCGTGGAGATTAAGCAGCCAAGAAACGCCCGCCACCACAGACTGTTCTTTGCGCTGATGAATAAGGTTTTCGAGAATCAAGAAACATACGAGACGCTAGACGATCTGGTGAATGTTATCAAAATCGCTACGGGACATTGCAAGACATACCACAAGCGCAACGGTGAGCCGATCCACGTTCCCCGGTCTATAGCGTTCCACAAGATGGACCAAACGCAGTTTTCGGAGTTCTACGCCAAGGTGGTTCGCCTTGTCTGTGAGCGGATTATACCCGGCTTGGATGATGTCGATTTGAAGGCGGAAATTGAGAGGATAGTGGCGTGACCTACCTCATGGACGACCACGGACCTACACCGAAGCGGGAGAAGAAGGGCAGTCCGAAGCATGAGGATTGGATTGCCACCCTTGACTGTTTCCGCTGCCTAAAGCCGTCGCAATCAATGAGGTGCCATATACGCCACGGCTTCTACACCATGGCCCGCAAGCCAGACGCAAGCCTAGTGGTCCCTTTGTGTGGTGAGTGTCACCAGAACAGTCCTCTTGCTCAGCATGTACGCGGTAACGAGTTGGCTTGGTGGATAGAGAACGGATTCCCCAACATCAAAGCAGGCGCCCGCTATCTGTTTGAACACAGCGGAGACATAGACGCCTACGCAGTGGCGAGGCAGATAGCTAGGAGAGAGGCGTGATTACAGAACTAACACCAGAGCGTCAGGCGATTATTATCACGCAAGCAGCGCCAGAAGACGATCTGAGCGGCATCATGGCTGTTGAGGGGTAGGGGATGACCTTGGACAAGGCGCTGCCCTTCATGCCCCGTGGACTCACCCGCACCCAGGCCGCCCTGTATATCGGGGTCGGCACGACCACCTTTGACGAGATGGTGAAGGACGGGCGGATGCCGCAGCCAAAGGAAATCGGGCAACGGCGGGTTTGGGACAAAGAGGAACTTGACGCTTCGTTTGAGACGTTGCCAACTAAGGGGGAGGCTAATCAGTGGGATGCGGCGTGAAGATCCGCCTGACAGACGGCTCCGGCACAATCGACCTGAACAACCTGTACTCAGACCGGGACAGGCACGGCAAGACGCGCTTTTACTACCGCTCAAGGGGTAAGAAAACGCGCCTAAGAGAAGACGTCGGCAGCCCGGCTTTCTTGGATGAATACCGCCGCGCACGTGCCGGGATGCTGGCAATCTCTGAGCCCCAGATCGCCCAACCGCAAACGCTCCGCTGGCTTGTCGAGCAGTATTACAAATCGAGCGATTTCCTGGGTCTGTCTGAATCAACGCGCTCTATGCGGCGCCGCGTATTGGATAACTTTTGCCAAAGCCTGCAGAACGGCAAGCCTCGCGGGTCACTGGCCTATGCCCACATGCAGCGAAAGCACGTCAAGCAGGTTCGGGATGAACGGGCCGCAACGCCGGAGGCGGCAAACAACCTGATTAAATTTATCCGGCATATGTTTAGCTGGGCCATTGAGGCGGGATATGTCGAACAGAACCCGGCCCTAAACATGCGCCGGCTGCAAAGCAATTCGACGGGCCATCACACATTCACGACCGACGAGATTGCGCAGTATTGCCGCCACTTCCCGCTTGGGACGCGCGAACGTTTGGCGCTTGAGCTGCTGCTGCTAACCGGAACCCGTGTTTCGGACGCCTGCCGCTTGGGAAGGCAAATGGAGCGTCGCGGCTGGCTATACTTTACTGAGGTGAAAGGCGAAAAGCGCTACAATAAAAAGCGCGAACTGCCGATCCTCCCGCGCCTCAGAACCGCTATTGACGCCTGCCCGTCTGGCAACATGACGTACATCGTTACCGCGTTTGGCAAGCCGTTCACCGCCAAGGGATTCAGCAACTGGTTCAAAGACAATTGCATCAAAGCCGGTCTTGAGCATTGCTCGGCACATGGATTGAGAAAAGCTGGAGCGACTATCGCTGCTATGAACGGCGCCACGCCTCATGAACTCATGGCCATTTTCGGCTGGCTCACTCTTTCCGAAGCGCAGCGCTATACGCGAGAGGCAGACCGCAGAGCAATGACACAACGCGCCATGGCAAAGGTTGACCCACTTTATTCCGGCCAGGAGACCGGTGGGTCACTTTCGGCCGATAAGGGATTGAAATGATTGGCTCGAAAATCGGCTTGGCGTCCCCTAGGGGGCTTCCCCGAGCCAATAAAAACAATCAGTTACGATTTTCAGAACTGACCCACCTTCCCGTGGGAACTGCGCCGAATCACGCGCACCTGACCCACCCCGACTGCAGGAGGAAGGCGTGACGGATAGCGACCGAACCCGACGCAACCCTCACAACCCCATCTGTTGCGATAGGAACGCCAATCTGAGGCTGATGGACTACCTCACGCTTCTGTGACCATTAGAACAGCCCTACCAACGCTTGAAGCATAGCAACCACAAAGATTGTGGACGCAGCCGCGACAAAAATCTGAATCTCTGGTTTAAGGCCAAAGAACCAGCTTTTCACTTTCTCAATCATTTACTCACTCCTTTGATTTTCTCAAATGTCCTCATGCCCCCGTAGCCCAGGAAGCCAACAATGAAGGCGTTGTATAGATCGCTCGGCAGAGCCGTCAGAAAGGCTTGAATGCCCGCTGTGATGTCTGAGGCAACAATGGGATTCCATGCAGCCACAAAGCCCAT